GATAATTTCATGCTTGTCTTTTCTCAGTATGGGTATGTTTTAATTTACAATGAAAAAGGTGTTTTTCAAGGTAGTATTAATCCATCTCCTTACCTTGGGCGAGATATTCATACATTTCAATATACAGCAAAACAAGACGTTTTAATTTTAACTCATCCTTACCATAAAGTTCAGGCAATACAGAGAGAGAGCGCGGCATCTTCTGGGTTTATAATGTTTGATGCTCAGTTTGACAGTGAGCCAGCGCATAACTTTGGTAACATACTAAGTACAGCGACAATTGATAAGTCATACAAGCTTTTCTTTAACAATCTAAGTGAGGGGGACTTGTGCCAGATAAAGTTGTTCTACGGCAACCCAGAGGATGAATCAAACCTAATTTCATCTCCAAATGATTTTACCACCGACTGGAGCAGGGTGTTTACCGATGAAAACGTAAATATAACACCTAACCAGCTAAACGATCCGGACGGAAACAAAACAATAGACAGGGTCGAAATGGATGGAACCGACTACTCTGCTATGAGCACAGAAGTGGAGATGTCTATTAATAAATGGTACACACTAAGTTTCTATATACAACTAGGAACTGCTGGCGGCGTTGATCTTTATTTTAATGGAGGCGGCAATCTTCTTTCGCAGGATCTAACTAGCTCAGTAAATGATACTGAGCTTACTAGGGTTGAATACACTTTCAAAGCTAGTGGAATCAACGGTTTTTTTGAGATAGGAAAGAGGTTGGGCAGTGGTACTGATTGGGCTGGTAGCTTTTATGCTGGATGGTTCCAGTTAGAGGAAGGGAAAACCGCCACTGATTACAAAGGGGCGTTACCAAGCCCATATCTTGTATCTTTTTACTACTCCGTTATTGATAGTGGTATTGTTGGTGGAGGGCAGAGCGCCTCATCAATGGTTAGTAGTCTAAATAGCAACATAAGCGGCTTAGGTTATAAGGCAACAGCGGTTTATCAGGAACTAAGTAAAGGCGGTTATAATTACCAAGAGTTATTATATTTGTCTATCATTCCCAAAGCATCGCTAGCAGAGGGAAGTTATTTACAAGAGTGCGGCACGTCATCAAATACTGGCAACATGGTTTTAACTTATGATTACGCTGAAACAACTGGTGATGTAGGGGATGAGCCAGCTTGGAGTGAAACAAGGGGCTACCCTTCTACGTGCGTATTCCATCAAGGGAGGTTATATTTCGGCGGAAGTAAATCTTTACCTCAAACAATATGGGGTTCTAACTCTTACGACGAGTTTAATTTTGAAACTGTGGACTCAAGCAATATTGTTGATACTGACTACATAAACAGGACAATAACATCTAATGATTCAATGGCCATCACGTCATTACTCAGCGGAACAAGTCTTATTGTTGGGTCAAACCTTGGAATGCTAACCATATCAGCTTCTGGCGGCACAATAACGCCAACAGACGCAATAATTACGCGAGAAAACTCGCTGGGCTGTCGTTTGATTCCCATGGTTACAATGGATAACACTGTTTTCTACCTACAATCAGGCGGTAGCGAGCTAAATAATATAGGCTATGATTACTCTTCTGAAACCTATGCAACATACCCAAACGCTTTATTGTCTGATCATTTAGTTGATAGGCCTGTTGAAATGTGCGTGACAACTGGAGGCGGTGATTTTAACTCTGAAAGTTTATTCGTTATTAATGAGAGTGGTAATGCTTCTGTATTTAGAAGGGTTGCAGCTCAAGAAGTCTCCAACTGGTCTAGCCTTGCAATGGATGGAGATATAGTTTCTTGTTCTGGTGTTGATGATGACGCTTGGTTTATCGTTAGGCGAGAAAATTCTAATGGTAAATTTTACACGCTTGAATCAATGAGCGAATCAGGGGTTTACCTTGATTGTCATACTTCTTTTACTGGTATGAGTGGAATAACTGAATTAACAGGTCTAGATTCTTATGCTGGCACTGAGGTTGCAATTTTATCTGATGGTTATTTTAATACTGACACCGTTAGTGATGATGGCACTTTACAGATTCAGTATAGTTCAGATTCAATTATTATCGGCTACCCGATTGATTTTGAACTTGAGACGATGCCCGTTAATATTGAAACTCAACAAGGTCATATTAGATTCAAAAGAAAGCGCATAATCAAAACACAGATTGATCTACAAGATTCATTTGGCTTTGATGTTGAGTATAATAAAAGAGTTAAAACCGTTGGTGATCACTCGATGGATTTTAATTTTGGAGCACCAGAAGCGCAAACTAAAATTGAAGAGCTAAACTGGTTGGGGTGGACTAAAGAGGATTGCACTATAAAAATATCGTCTAAATCCCCTTATCCTGTTAATATTAGAAGCATGGAATTTGAAGTGCATTACTAGAGGTTGAAAACATGAATGAAGGTGCAAGCGGTGTAAATCCTTATGCTAAAGGCGCGAATGCTGGTATAGGCCTGTATTCGTCTTATCAGCAAACAAAGGCTAATCGTTACAATGTAAAAACTGAGGCAGCAAGGGCTAAAACGGCAAGGTTAAAAGAGTACCGTGATACTATGGCGACAAACCTAGCTCAAGGTGCGGCTAGTGGCTTTGCTCAGTCTGGCAACTTGGTGGATATAAATAACGCCAATGCCTTGACGCTAGAGTCTGATATTGGCAAGATAGACACGCAAGCAAGCACGCAGATTAAGCTTGCTAAATTGGCTGGTAAGGGGCAAATGGCATCAATATTCGGCTCTGCTGCAACCTCCATTTATGAGCAAGAAAGCAAAAAGAATAAAATGACTGAATCAATCGGTAGCGCTCAACCTTCTAACGACATTGCAAACGGGTAGATAATGAAATTAATTCAAACTGGCGAACAAGTAACTGGCACTGTTTTATCTAATACAGGCGAAAGAGCGATAAGCGCATCATCAAGAGCCTTGCTTGAATCGTCAAATCAAATAGCTAATGCAGCGGAAAGAATAGGAAACAAGGAGTTTGAGGATGATTTCAACATTGCAGCGAAAGAAGCAGAAGAACAAGCAGGTATTGACGCGGTTGAGGCGGTCGAGAGCGGTTACACTTTTGACGAAGACAATAACAATACAATCTACGCTCAACAGTTCAACAAAACTGCACGAATGACTGCGCAAGCAAACATTGACGCGCAAATAACAAGCAAGTCAAAAGAGTTAAGTGTCGCATATAGCAATGACGCTCAAGGCTTTCAAACTGCCTTGAAAGAGCATGTAGACGCATTCTCATATGATAATAATTTAGATGCTCAGCAAAAAGCAGTGCTTAGCGGAAAGGTAGTTGCAGAGAACAAAAAATACCTTGGCTCTATTATGGCTAAATCAGTAATTGAGCAAAAGAATAAAGAAAGTGTTAGCGTGATCAATGCAATTGAAACTCGATCAAACGTAGCTCTTCAAAATTTATTTGATGGTGATAAAGTTGCGTTTAACGAAGATTTAGGCCTAGTTAATAAAGAGCTGGAATTGGCAGTTGAAAATAACAACATCACACCAGCTCAAGCAGCACAGCAAACGATCGCATTTACTAAAAAAGCCAACATTACAGAAGTTGAGGGGAAAGTAGAAAGAGCGGTTAATCTAATGCTTAGTGATGATTCGTTTACCTACGAAGAGCAGGTGGGTTATTTAAACCAAGGAAATAAAAAAATTGATGAATGGTTAGTAGAAACAGAAAAGAGTGGGCTTTATTCGCCAAGTGAATTAAACCAAGAAGAAGATAAGCTGCGCAAATCTTTACAAAGAGCAAATGACACACTATTTAAAAAACAAAGTGACTTAATTAATGGCAATCTTTCTTCATCAATCGTAATGAACTCCGATGTGTTGGACTACAAAAACAAAGATGAAAAGAAAGCTATTGATATCGTTTATAAATCAATGGCAGGTGAAGCAGGTCAAGACATATTCAATCCGCAAACTCGACTTTTGGCTATCGAGCTATCTGCAAGTAAAAAGATAATTCCTTCTGAGGTTTTATCTTCTATGCGTAAAAATAGTAAATCTCGTGATCCTGAGCGTGTTTTAGCTGCGGTTAATCTAGTTACGGCAATGGTTGATAAGTCGCCCGATTTAATAGACCAATTCACAGACAGTGAGATTGCAATGGCTGCAAAGGTTCAATCATTAATCGGTCTAGGCGTTAACCCTCAAGATTCAGTCGTTGAGGCTAACGAATACTTTAGGAAGCCAGCGCAAGAGCGCAAAGAATCGGCTATATCAAACGCAACAAGTGAAGGCACTGCAAAAGCTTACAATAAAGCTGTCCGGTCATCATTAGAAGATTTTAAGGATGATAACCTTGACCCTATGTTCTTTAGTTCTGTAGATGATAGCTCTATGCTTAGTGGTGATTACAAAAGATTGCATGATCACTACCTAACTTTAACGGGTGATTATGAGGCTGCAACTGAATTAACCAACAAGCAAGTAAAAAATGTATATGGCGTTAGCTACTTGAACGGAGACCCTAAGATTCAAAAATATTCACCTGAGCTTGTTATGAATAAATCTAACGATAAGTCAGAGTGGCTTCTTCAATCGTGGGGTAAACAGGTAAACAGAACCGTTAACGAACTAAACGGAAAGGGCGTAAAAGTTCGCAATGGTGATATTATTTATCAACCAAGCGTTGAGACTTACCGAGGAGTTAAAGCGTGGAAAATGTTTTATAAGGATTCTGATGGGATACTAATACCTGTATCTGAAACAAAAGCCGGTTATTGGTTCCCTAATAAAGGCGAGACAGAAGTAGGTAAAAATGAAGCCTATGAAATTGAACAGGCAAAAATTAAAGCTGCACAAAAAGCACAGGAAGCAAAAATATTGTATACTGGCAACACCGAGAATTTAAAATCAATTCGCAAACGCTTGAATAATGATGACGGGTTATCATTATCTGAATCAGTACAAGACATTGAGCGTGATGATAAATACCAATAAGGCTAAAAAATGGCAGATTTAACCGAAACTAATTTAGACATTGAAAGTGATTTTATTGATCAACAAGATGAAATAATTAACCCTGTTTCTGACTTTGGCGATCTAAAGCAAGTTAAAGTTGAAGAGGAGGCGGAGTTCAACCAAGATCTAGACGCGGAAGAATTCTCCTTTACCGACAAATTAGGCGCAGCGCTTAGAAAAGAAAACTTTGTAGGCTCTTATATTAGCTCAGAAGATAACTTGAAAGATATTAACCGCGCTAGTTGGGCGCCAGAAGAGGGCTATAATCCTTTTGATGGTGACATTGAAGGCTATGAAGGTTATGAGCAAGAATTCACTAAAGCATTTACACCAGAAGCAACCGAGGCAATCAAGCGACAAATAGACAAAGAGCAAGAAGATAATAAAATATTAGAATCTGCTTTTATGGGTGGCGCTGGTTATTCTGTGTTAGCCGCTGTTACTGACCCTTCACAATGGGCGCTGGCTATCACTACTGGTGGAATGGGTAACTATGCAAAAGGTGTAAGCACTTTGGCTAAAGCCGCACAAGCAACCGCCGCGGTAACTGGTGAAACTGCAATCACAGAGGCATTGCTTCAATCAACACAAAGCTCTCGGTCAGCTCTTGAATCTGCTTTTAATATTGGTGGTGCCGCTGTTTTAGGTGGCATAGTTTCCGCTGGTGCATTTAAAATATCTGATTCATTTGACGCAAAAGAAGCACTAAGCGCAGTTACCAATGAAACATTAAAGCATGATAGCAAACACACCTTTAATACCGATGTAGAATCATTTTCTATGGAAGCTGGGGATATTTCAGAACATACCGCCGTAATGAATCAAGGCGCAGCTAATGATCTTGAATTTAATATCAAAGCTAAATCAGGTGGTGCGGCAGCGGTTGACCAAAACGTAAACTTAACTAATGAAGCGTTAAGTATGGCTAGCCAATCAAAGGCGCAAAAGGCAGCTAAAGCAATGGTTGATAGCAAGGCAAATAAAATCATTTCTAAGCATTCACCAATACTAAGAACTATCACGTCAACAAATATTAACACTAAAAACGCTGTCGTTGGATTGGCTGAAAACGCACTGATCATGGAGAATAATTACTCAGGTGATTTAGTATCTAGCCTTGATTTTGCAATAAAAAAATCTAACTTAGATAATATCAACACAGCTCGTAATATGGCTGATGTTAAAGCCGAACAATTAAAGCTTGATGGAGATTACGAGGCAGCAGTTATAAAAGCTGAGCAAGACGCAACTGATGCTTATAACCCTAAAAAGAGCAAATCAACATTAGAGCAATTTGTAACCGTAGCAAAGCGAAAAGTTAAAAGAGTTAATGCTCGGCTCCAAACCTCTAGAGATTTAAGCAAAGAAGTTAAAGAGGAAGCGCTTAAGTTAATCAAGGATAATCTAAGCCCCAAAGCAGCAGTTAATGAGGCTATAGGAAATGTTTTAGCTAAAAATGGTGATTTAGGTGATCGGGCAAAGACGATAAAAGACAGTTTTAATTTATCTTTTGATGAAAAGTTTGTGGCTTCTCAGGCGTCAACGCAAGCCGCTGAAACAATCGCCAATAAAGAAACAGCAATGTATGTAAACAAGCTTTCAAGGCTTGAGGATGATTATTTTAAAAAGTGGAACGAGTTAAGCGGAAAAAATAGCAATAAGCGGAACGACTTTAACACAAAAGCTTTTATGGTTTACAACCTTGATGGATCAAACAGCGATGAGCTTTTAGGTGGTTTAGGCTTAACTGCTGACAGCTCAGAAGCTAACCTGCTTGTTGATTATGCAGGGCAAGTAAAGAAACAAGTTATGGATCCGCTTCAAGACGATATAGAAGAGTTTTTGCCAACTCTATGGGAAAACATAACCGACGAAGAGGGCAATATAATTGATACAAATTACCTTCACCGTAAATATAACACGCAAGCTATTGCAGATAATCACGATGCTTTTAAATCCATCTTGGTTAAGTATATTGATAGTAGCTCAAGAATTGCCGCAGAGAATGCACGATTAAAATCAACCGATGTTTTAAATAGCCAGTTATCAGCACAAAGATTTGTTAATAACTTAGAAGCTCAAATATTAGACACTGAGTTAAAAATAAAAGAATCCCCTACGGGCAAACTAAAAAACGAACTAGAAACTGAATTAGAAGAATTAAACGAAAGCCTTTTATTTAGAGAAGAAAATTTAGATAAAGCTGAACAAGCAGTAAAGCGCAATGCAATCAGAGGTGAAGATTTAACCGAGGAGCAATTGAGCGTAGCGGCTGAATACACCATCCAGAAAATCACCGATAACGGCGGCATTCTTAATCCTAGTGACTTAATGGGCGCTGGCTCTGACGACATATTTAAGGCTAGAACAATCCAACTACCTAACAGTGCATTTTTAGCTAGTGCGGCTGATAACGTTGCTAATGTTGATTTCATCAACACCAATTTGAACTATTCAATATCAAGAGCGATTGAAGGTGTTACGCTTGAGACTTCTATTGCAAAGGCGTTCAAAGATAAAGGAAAGTTTTCTTTTTGGCGTGAGGCTAACGAGATAGAAAAGTTTGGCACCAATGAAAAATTTATTCAAGACGAACCACGACACATTGAAACAATAGACGATATCAAAGCCTATGTTAAAAGTGCTTATGTATTGGCCATTAAAAACGGTGAAGATTTAGAGATGATCGGAAAGCAAACCGACCAAGATTTAAAAGATATTGACGTTATGTATGAGCGCTTGAGAGGTAATCGCGGTTCTTATGCAGACCCTGCGTCATTTGGCGCTAAGTTAAGTAAAACCTTTATGACGATAGGAGCAACTGCTTATCTTGGGAAAGTTACTTTATCTAGTGCTCCTGATGTTGGTCGATTAATTATAAGAAATGGATTTCAAGAGTCATTTGATGCCATGAAGGTAATTACATCAAAAGCAATTAACGGCGAATTGCGAAACATGAAAAAAGAACAGTTAGATGCCTTTGGCGTTGCTGCTAGTGCTTGGATGAACAAACGCGCTCAAATGTTCGGTGACACAAAAGGTTTATATGATGATTCTCAAAAGTGGGATCGCATGTTATCCAAAGTTTCTAATAAATTCTTTCAGTTTACAGGGATTACTCACTGGAATGATATGCTTCAAACGGTTGCATCTGTAAGTTCAATCAGTAACGCTATAAAATTAGGCGAAGATTTATCAAAAGGAGTAAAAGTAAAAGAGCACCACCTTGCACAAGCTAGAGCACTTGGCGTATCTGATGATGATTTAAAAGAAATATACTCTCAATGGGTTAAAGCTGGAAAAGAATCTCAGGGTTCTGTTAGATTTGCTAATATTGAGAAATGGGATAACCCAGAAATAACAAACAAATTTACTAACGCGGTTCATGCGGATATTAAACAAACCGTTATTGAGCCTAGCATAGGAGATAAACCTTCTTGGTATGATGCAAACCCATTCACTAAGCATATTACACAGTTCCAAAGCTTTGTTAGCGCTTCTGTAACTCGCTCTATGTTATCGGGTATGCAAACGGATGGAATAAGAGCAACGCAAGGCGCTATAGTAATGCTTGGTCTTGCTCACGCAATGAGATATGTTAAAGCTTATCTAGACGATCCTAGCGGCGAGAAAGCAAAGAAAATTGATGAAGAAGAAGCCTATACGCAAATAATGGAATCAATAGACCGGTCAGGGCTTCTACCTTTGCTAAGTTACTTTAACCGATACGGAACGCCTTTAACTGGATTATCATTAACTGGCTCAGAAGTAGGTCGCTATTCTCAAATGTCACAAACACGCGCGGCAATTGCTGGCCCCACTCTTGGAATAGTTGAGCGAGGGGCAAACATTGCAACCGATTTAATAAGGGCTGGAACAGGTGGGTCAGACAACAAAACGGCGGCAGAGCATTTAAACGAAGCAGGCAAAAACGCCTCAAGAATCGCGCCTTTTTCAAATTTTTACGGTATATCCTATTTGATGAATAGATATCGTGAGAAATAACATTTAAACCATACGAAACCAACAAGGAATTAACATGACTAATTATTCGGAAAAAGAACCGGCGGTACAGCGTTTTACATATGACGGCACAGTAACAAAATTTTATTTTCAATTCCCCTTTTCTGGCGATGAGGATTTGGTGGTATTTTACGGTGAAGAAGAAAAGTCATTAAATATCGACTACACCTCAACACCTGTACTTGAAAACGGGATAGCAACCAACCAAGGCTACATAGATTTAGTTACATTTCCAGAATCTGGCGCTGAAATAGTAATTATTAGACGAACAGTTTTAGACAGAGAAACTGATTTTGCTTCTGGATCAAGATTTACCGCTGATTTGGTTGATTCAGAGTTTGATCAGGTACTAAGACAAATTAGCGACTCGCGTTTAACAGGAACATTTATCAATGCCCCTGCATATTTGGCTGGTATCTTTGATTGCAATATCAAAAACTTTGAGGCTAATAAAGTACTGTCAATTACAGAGGATGGTTTAGGAATTGAAACAGTTGGCGTTGAAGATATTGGTGGAATACCTGAACTTACACAAGAAATACAACGTTATGTTGATTTAACTGAGGAGAACGCCGCTTTAACCAACGCTGATGTAGAGGCTACCCAAGAGAATGTGGTTTTATCTGAGGGTGTTTTAGAAGATTGCGTGGATGTATTATCTGCAACTGATGAAGTGTTAATATTAACAAACGCTGATGTTGAAACTACTAATGATAACGTTGCTAAAACTAATTCTGATGTTGTAGCTACTCAAAACATTATTGATAGTATTACTTTACCCACACTAACTTCTGATGATGCGTATAAAGTATTAAGTGTTAATAGCTCCGTTGATGGTTATACACTTAAAGGTAAAATAGCGCATAACCTAATCAAAGAATCACAGTGTGTTGTTCCTAACGTCAACAACCTACTTCCTGCCTTTGGTGCAACAAGAACATATAGTGATAACAGCTACCTTAGTGAATGTTGGAAGTATTACCGTGGTGATTCTGAGGATATACGAGTTAACGTAGATTCGCTTGGAAACCTAGTGTTTTTAGATCACTTAGATGGTGGTCTGCTAACGGTAGACGTAGAGATACCACCTGCATTTTCAAGTGAAGGATTATTTGCAAGAGCAGTATATATTGATGAGTTTGGTGGCTTTAAAGACGTTCCTTGTTCGATCAGGTATGACCTTCAACAGTTGCAGATACCTTTCTCAACACTACCAACAGGTAGAGTGTTCGCAGTATCAGTATCACAAGAGGTTGGTGACATTGAAATACTAGCAGAGAGGACTATTATTGATAATGTTTTAGGTCGTGTCGGTGAAGGCTTTGAAATACTAGAGTATGGCGCCTACGGCAACAACTCATCGGGCACTATACCCCAAGGTTATTCATGGTCTGACTTTTCTAGAGTTGAAATATACTCTACAAGTAGTATTGAATCTGTTAAAGTTGGCAGTGTAACAACTATCACCAAAGAGCACCTTGCAGCAAACAGCAGTTCATGGCTAGCATTTGCGAACTTAAGTGAGGGTGCTTTTGTGAGAATAGGTGCGTCATCTAGTACGGGATGGTCTATAGGTGGCGGGCAATCAAACGATGGTGGAAATGTGTCAGGAATTAAGGGGTGGTTCTAATGTATGCAGTAATAAAAAATGGTAAAGTTACATCGATGATTTACAGTGAGAAGCCTGTAGGATTAAACCTTGAAGGTTGTGAGTTGGTTGAAAGCGAAGATGGTATGGTTGGAATGACTTATGCCGATGGTGTGTTTATTGATGTTAAATCAGCAGAAGAGTTGGCAATAGAAGCACAATTGTACCTCGACTCAACTGATTACATATATCTTTCGCAAAAAGAGAAAGGTTTAAGTGATAAAGAAGTTGCTAAAAAGTATGCAGACATAATCACTAAACGAATAGAGAGCCGAGACATTGTAAGCGATTACGAAGATTCAATATAAATATTTTTAAACTAAAAAGGAGAGTGAAATGTTAAAAGAAAAAGTGAAAAAATGGGTTGATATTAAAGCGGTAGTTACTACCTTTATGGTGTTGCTGTCTGCATTGGCCGCGGCATCCACACAGGTAGATCGGTTTGTTGACGAAGTATCAAGTGGTATTTATGAAAATGTAACGAATGACACTTACAAAATCGTTCAGTATGACTTATTGAAGCAGCTTGAAAAAATTACATCAGATCCAGAAGATATCAAGTGGCAAGATATAGTTAAATTTACTGATTTCTGCGGAGGTTACTTTGGGCGAGAATATATCCCAACTCAAAGTAATTTAATTTCGCGTGACTTAGAACGAGCTTGCGGAATGGTTATCTCTAGATATGATGATGGTTAATACTCTTTGATGTAAATAATCTCATTATCAGATTGAGTGCAATCAATAAACCCACCTCTTTGCGCTGCATTTCTAAGTGTGTTTTGATTTGGGTTTTTGGGGTCTATAATGGCAATCCATATTCCACCTATTGACGACTGCCACATAGACAAAGCTTTCCTACATGGCTTAACAAATCCAGTATGCCACTCATTGAAAACAATTCCTTGCTCAGTAAATTTTTTGTAAGCAACCACACCTAAATAGATGCTGCCATCAAAAAACACAAAGTAATCACAATCACCTTTGCAACGATAAGCGCTTCCAGAGCCAATTAGCAGACTCTTTCCGCGCTCTTTTGTAGTTTTGCCCCAAGAAATCATTAAGGCTACTTACCCCCTTTTAATGAGTTAATTGTCCCACCGCCAGTGTAAAGGACAAATATAGACATCACAGGCCAAAAAACAAAGTCACTAGATGCGACTTGCCACATGATGTCATAGGCATTAACGCCGCTAACCGTTGTTGTGGTTACGCCATCCTTTACAACGGTAACGGTAACGGAAGTGATCGCGTATATCCAACCAGCAACAACAACATTAATTAGCATAAAAATCCAACTAAACATTACAGCAAAGGCAAGCATTCGCTGCACTACCTTGAATGGGGCTAAAGAGTCGAGAAGCCTAATTCCCCACTCGCGAGTTTTTTCGCTATCTTCTGCTTTTTCTTGGTCGCTATAATATAAGTTACCAAGCGCGGTGCCGGCGCGAACCAAAAGCCCTTTTTCATTATCCAGTATATTGTCAACGGCTTTTTCGGTTCCGAATAAACTTCCAAACATACCCATATTTAGTACTCCTGTAGATCAATCTCAAAATGAGGTGAATCTTGAAATGTACGCCATAAACCACCTGCCTTGATTGGTACTCTTTCAATAATGGCGGCAGTCATCATTGCCTGAATTACCCATCTAAACCAATCATGTGACCAAGTCACATTACCATTAACGTCACGACAATACAGGTCAATTGCGTAAGAATAGCCATCTTCCTTTGGCAAGTGCATAGATTTCATTGTTGTGGACTTGCCAGCGGCCAAAAGCTCTCTTTGTCGCTCAACTGTGCGCAAGCCTTCCGTTACCCCAAAATCAAGTTTGCTGATAGTTATGGCTCGCTTAACCACTCTAACCATATCAGGGTGAACACCATCAAGACGTTCAAGTGATTTTTTTCCTAAATAAAATTTCATTTTTTCTTTGCTCCCGTATTTTTCTTAAAAGATAGTAAACTTTAGTTCTACTATAGCCTGTCTGTTCAACTATTTGCAGCGATGTTTTCTTTAAGGTTAATCTCTTAACCCGTTTAAGCGCGTGCTCCTCTCTTATTTTATTAGGGCTTAAATCCGTTCTCTCTATAAACTTTCCCAATATCATGCTAGATACGCCCAACTTTTCAGCCACCTCTTTTGCCGTTCGAGTTCTTAATAAAGATCCTATACGGAACTTGTTCTTTTTGCAAAAAATTAAGTCCTCACTTGCTTTCATTGTTAAATCTCCATCATTAAAAATACGATTGCTTTTGCTCGCAGTTCGTTTTCGTGATAGCAATCAATTCTGTTGACAGTATTGTTATCATAATCTACATAAAATGCAGCCCAACCTTTTGTTACTGCCGAATAGATTGCACCTATCTTATACTTATTAGCCAAAAGCCCCATATCTGGCCAATTTTTTATGTCGAATGAAACCCATTTATCACACATACCCATTCGGAGTACCGACCCATTTCCAAAAATGTCTGGTTTTATATCATTTTTATTTTTAGGGTGTAGCTTTATTAACACAGCCTGTGACAATTCAGCATCCGTAAGCTCTTGCAATTGTTCTACTGTTGGTTTGTTGTTTTTAATATCCATTTAATTCTCTCTTATAAAATACAAAGGCGGTTTAATTCCTTATAGGTTTCTTTGTCCATGTACATTTCTGCGCCATGAAGTGTTTTTACTGGCCGAATTAAAGTGACGGAGCCGAGGAAGTTACTTTCACAATATTTGATTCTGTGAATCGGGTATTTAACTTTAAATTCACGTACTCTTTTTCTTGTTGCTTCTGATATCATTTTTTTAAATCCTTGGTTAAAATTCAACCCTTAAAGATATGCTGGATATAGTTTTGCTTTGGTAGTTTGAATGTTCTGACTTTGCTTTTAAGCCGATTGAAGACCCAATATTTATGTAATATCTAAGCTCGCTAGATAATGATAAATAAGTATCTACATTAACAGAGGCAAACGAGATATAATTAATCACAGCCATTCTTTCATGTGCGTAACTGTATAATCCGACTTTAAACGAGGTGCCCTGTTCTCCGTTTCTTTTTTGGTGCTCAGCGGCCACAAACGCATAATTGTTATCATTAATTTCAATCTGCACACCTAAACCACCACCATAAACTTTCGTTTTTTCTGTTGAAAACATATTTTCTGAGTATGCTGAAAAGTAAAGGTTTTTATCAATCTGTTTGCTTATTCGCATAGATTGAAACGCCGAACCTTTACCGCTTGACTTTATCGAGCCAATAGATAGTTGCATGTAATCTTGGCTCATTAGATTAGCCGCTGCTGTTCCCTGAGTTAGAATTAACGCTATTGCTATTATTAAGTGTTTCATTTTGCAGTTCCTTTATTTTAAGCTTTAATTGCTTGTTTTCAGCCTCAAGCTTTGCAGCTTTATCTCTGAATAAGTTTTTCCGCTTTACTAATTCTGGCTTAGTCCATACATCCATAATCATCAACCTTATACTGTTTTGATTCAAACGCATCTAAAGCGGCTTTCATGCTTTGAGTTTTGCGAGGCCAAACCGCAACCGATTTACCTGCAAGGTAATTTTTTTTTGCTTGCTTTTCGTCTGGCGGCAAAACTGTCAATTGGACTTTGCACATGCTATTCCCCTTTCTTGCTTTTATATGCAATTTCCGATTCTGTCATTAACTCAGAAACACGGCAGCCGATTAACTCACAATACTCAGCAATGCCAGATATTTTCTTGATAGCGTCACCGTTAAATGCTAACTGTATCGCTCTGTTTGATACACCTCGCTTTCTTGCTAAGTCATTGACTGAAACGCCGTGACGAGCCATCACCACCTTAAACCCTGCTGTAATATCTAATTTCATTTTTAAGCCCTTGTAAATATAAAGTACAGTCACAATACTTCGCTTTGCGAAAGTTTACAAGGCATTTTTTAGTTTATCATTTATTTTTTGTGATGCAGATAACAAAAACCGCCCGTAGGCGGATTGTTTAGTTTAGAGTTTCACTTGCTAACTCATTTAATATTTCTAACCTGTCGGTTATTGGCTTTAGTTCGGTTTCAAAGTTTTTAATCTTTAAATTAATAAGGTCGATTAAATCCTGATCGTTGGAGCCAAAATAAACCGCGTGGTAGTGAGTTCCAATCTTGAGCCCATTACCATCTTCTTTTTGCGCTAACGCGTTTTTGAGGCTGTTTATTTTCGCCTGTATTCCCTCGCCTTTTTTTATTAATTTCTGTACTTTATTCATAACTACCTCTGTTTAATTAAATGTTAAAATAGGCGGCTATTAACCGCCTTAAGATTAAAGAATTTTAGCTAATTGAAAAGCAAAGTCTCCTGCTAACTCATTATCAATGTAAAAATGGTACTGCGGCGGCATAAGAGATTTTATTTTTTCTCGCGCAATATCAGTTTCGTTTATTTTCTCGCTGATGCTCTCAGGAACTTCAAACTTAACAGGCTGTGAATTTACGCCTTTAAAATCTGGTTCAGTTCCTTTAACTGGATAATCAGGCTCAACAGGTTTTTCAACTGGCTTGTTTTTTTCTTCCAGTTGTCTAGCTTCTTCCTGTTCAAGTAAGAGCTTCTCACGCGCGGTTTCAGAAAGTAGCTTTTTTTCCTCTGCTTTCTTGTGGTCGTTAATTCGAGTAGTAACGATTGCCTTAAACGCTTCGTAAGGTTGATTAAGCAATTCAAAAGCATCATTAAATAAAAATTTGTAATCATTTGCTCTTTTTTCTAATAACTCAAAGTTAGGAGCGATTAGCTTAGTTGCTTCTGTAAGTTTGATTTTCCACTCGTTAACAACAGTGTCCAGCGCGTCTTCAATAGATGTGATTGTGCGCTTGTTTTTCATTGCCAAGTCAAAGTCAGGGTTAATATTAATAATTCGACCAATACCAAACTGAGCGCCAATTTCACGATCACATTCAAAAACACAATTATCAATTTTTTGTTGAGCGGTGTTTTTGAGATTGTTTTTCTTATCTTCTTTTGCTTGTTTAACTTGCTTTTCGCCATGCGCATACATTTTTTGAAGAACAGAATCAATGTCAGCGGCTAAACCTTCAAATTCTGCATAACTAACAAAGCTTGTTTTAATATCAGCTACGCGCTGTTTCAATTCTTCGCGTGTTTTCTTAACTGCTTTGTTTAGTTGGTCTTTTTCTGCAAAATCAGAATCGCTTTGTAAGTCGCGTTTCATTTCAACTATCGCAAGGTCTTTTATTTGAGTTAAATAATCAGGAAGGTTACTGATTATATTTGTACCTTCAACCTTGCAATGAATTGAAGGCAACTCTTTTTTATCAGCAACAACAGTTTCTTGCTTTGCTTCAATTACGTGATTTTCTAAATCTTTTTCAAACAACAACCAAGCGTTAATTAATTCTTCGCGGCGCTCTGGCACTGAAAAATATTTCATCATTACGCGCTTTTCTGCTGTTCCATCTGAAACAACAAATAAAACATATTCATGCTCAGAAACTAAAAGCTGGTGCTCTAACTGCCAATAATGAGAGGGCTCTAACGTTTCATTTCTTACGTTTTCCGCTAACGTTTCATTCCAAAGTTTATGCTCAAACTCATGATCGTTATCATCTGAAATGCCATCAAAAGAAGCCATTAAGCGCAAACCTTCAATGTCATATCGAACACCGACACAAGGAAGGTAATCGTCCATTGTTTCAATCGATAATGTATTACGTGCGGCATCTTCTGCTTTATGCCCTTTATCAAAAAGAATTTGCTTTGATTTTGGGATAACCGCTTCTTTAAACTCAACACTTTTTTCATCAAGCAACTGTTTACGTGTTTTGTACTTACCAGCTCCAAGAATGACCGCCGCTTCTGTGGCTGTAAAATGACTATGTCTAGACAATTTCCATTCTAAAGTGCCTTGCTCTAAGCTTAATAATTCCATGCTATTTTACCTCTACTTGTTTTAGTTGTTCGAACTGCGCTTGGCTGATCACAATTCCTTTTTTCTGCAAATATGTAAGCATTTGATCAGGTGTTTTTTTGCCTACCTGTATTACTTTTGACCATGCAGGGAAGTTTTTATTAAACTCTGTATCTGGGTAGCACTGAGTCTCTTGGTTGATATCAAAGCCAGTTCCATCTTCGCTATCAAAATCTTCACCGCCAACAACAATCCCCATTAGCCCAGTTAAAGTATAACGGCGTAAATATGAAAGAGTTGAAGCAATGCCCTTTAGCGCATCTTTGCCGCCACTGGAATCTCGACCAGAAGTTAGCTCGCTAAACTCAGAGTGTCCATCTTTGTGCGTGACAATGCAACGAACGGTAATTAACTCTACATTTTGCGATTGAGTAAATCGGTAAGACAATCCAGTTTTCTTTAATGCTGGCTTTATTGCCTCCGCAATATCTTCAATTTTTGCGTAAGTGTAGTAAGTTCGACCCTTTGAGCTTTCAAAGTCAACAACCCCACCTTTTTCAATTACTGGTAAAATTGATTGGAACTCTGACATAGCCAAATCAAAAGCCTTTTTAGCTTGATTGGCATCGTAACGCTCGCTTAATGCCATTAGTCGCTCTAGCTTTTCAATGTCAGCGCCTTGATTTACCGCAAGCTCGACCAATCGCATTGGCGTACTTTGGCTTACTTGTAAGCGTTGATTTTCTTGTGTGATAATTTCGTTTTCCATGGTAGCTCCTATTTATAAACACACTTAATTTCAGCTATTAAAGCTTCAACTTTGCAATTAAAGTCGTATATTGATTTCGCATCGAGCGGTAAATAAATAGAATTCACGCAATGTATATCTACATCACCATTCCATATGTAACATATTAAATACCCACAGTTCGGCTTAGCATCTACGCTGAGGCTAATGCCATTTCTTGGCTTAAAATCAACAGTAAAATCAACAATTTTATTAATGCCTCTCTTAACTGCTTCTTTTATTTGTTTCTGCTCGTTTATTTGTTTCTGTTCGTTATTCATATTTTAATCCTTATTTATTTAAAATATCGCGATGAATGCACACTTTTGTTTGCTCGTAATTCCTACCCATATTCGCGCTTAATTTCAGATATTAAATGTTCAACATTGAAATTAAAGTCGTCGATTTCTTTTATTGAGAGTGCAAAGTGTACAATCTGCATGCGACATGCTTCTCCTTTACCGTTCCATACATAACAGAATGAATAACCATTGTTAGGCTTAAAATCTATGCTAAACCGGTTGCCATTTTCTGGCCTAAACTCAATCGCAAAATTAACAAGCTTATTAATACCTTTCTCAATCGCTTGGTTTACTTGTTGTTGTTCGTTTTCAAACTCAAATCTAACGCTGCCAATAACAACAAGATTGCCATATTCAATTGACCAATCCCCCTTTGTAAATTTAGTTTTATTGCTCATTACAAAACACCTCCAGCGATAAGTGATCCAACTATATAAAAAGCAAACGCAACTGAGCACATAACTATGATTACTGTCGCCTTAAACTCTTCTACCATTTTTGGTTCTTTCATTTTTATTTCCTTTATTTATTTAAAATATCGCAATTAATGCGTTCGTTGTAAGCTGGCATACCGTTCGTAATGCGTTGGCAGTATCTGCTTTGCTCTATCTGTTCATCTTCAAAGCTAAGCTCCCCCATGATTAAAGCAATCAAAAAAATTATCAATACTGTTAAATATGCCTGTACTTTGTTAGTTGTCATTTTCTTAATCCTGTTGGTTGTTTTGTTTGGATAACTGAACTCTAGCAATTGAATTTTATACTGTCAACTAGTATTTAATAAATATTTAATAAATATTTATTAAATATTTACTGTATTTATTGCAAATATATATTGACTTGGCTTTTTTTGTTAGGTACATTTAACGAAATTAATCAAAACGAGGACTATGTATGTACGGTAATACAATTAAATCACTAATGAATAAACATTCTTTTGACTCTGTTTATGAGCTAGCTAAAGAATCAGGTGTAACCGCAATGGGTATAAGCAATATTATTAATAATGATGTTAAAAAGCCTCATCGCACAACCATTAAAAAACTAGCTGAGGTTTTTGACTTAACGGTAATTCAATTAAAAGACCAAGTTAAAGCAGAGCAAGAAAAATATAGCGATGAGGGGTAATTCATGAAATGGGTTAAACACGACACAGATGCAAACCAAGACGCAAAACTTCAAAATGTATTGCTTGATTATGGACTTGATGGTTACGGGCTTTATTGGTACTGCATAGAGCTTATTGCTGGAAAGGTTGATAACGACAATATAACGTTTGAACTTGAGCATGACGCTAGAATCATAGCTAGAAATACTGGCAGTTCTGTTCAAAAAGTTCAAGAAATGATGACTTATTTTGTTAATGAGGGTTTGTTTGAGAATAACGATGGGGTTGTTACATGCCTAAAGCTTGCTAAGCGATTAGATAAATCAATGACAAGCAATGCGCAAATGCGTGAAATCATTGGTAATTTAAAAAGTCATGATTCAGTCATGATAAAATCAGCAAAACCCATGCAAGATAAGATTAGATTAGATAAGAATAGATTAGATAAGAATAGAGAAGATATAAACCCTATTGTTAAGCCAGAGGCTAAACCAAGTAAATATAAGTTTGACGCTTATCACATGGAGATTTCGGATTGGATGCTTTCAAGGTTGTTAGTTCTATACCCAAATCTAAAAAGGCCAAATTTAGATTCTTGGGCTAACACTTTAAGGCTAATGATTGAAGTCGATAAGCGAGATCCTGCTATGATTAGCAAGGTTTTCGAGTGGGCTAATCAGGACACATTTTGGTCTAGTAATATTTTAAGCGCCAACTCACTAAGGAAACAGTTTGATAAGCTTGCTGTTAAAGTAAATCAGCCAGCGAACAACCAATCAACGCTAAATAGAATTAGCAGTGATTTCAGTAAAAAACCGGAAGGGTGGAGTTAGCATGAAAACACTATCTGAACTTTTAAATGAAAATGACAATGGTGACAAACCTAAATTAACCTATGAAGACCTGCTTAAAAAGCGCGAGGAGGAGAATAAGCAATTTATAGATGAACTCGTCAAGCAAAAAGGCAAAAGCTCCTTAGAATTGCTTGTAGGGCGCTCTGGTATTTTACCATTACACCAAGATTGCACGGTAAATAATTTTATTGCTAACACGCCAGAGCAAAAAAGAGCAAGGCAGTTTGCGCACTTTTACGCTCTAAACTTTAACAAAGACAACGGCACTAATTTTATTTTGAGTGGTGAAAGCCGAACAGGTAAAAATCATTTGTCAGCAGCAATTTGCAGCAAATTAATTAAAGATGGTAAGTCATGCTTAATAATTACCATTACCGATTTAATGATAAAAATGCGCAAGTGTTACGGTGACAAAGCGGAATTAACAGAAGATGAATTCATTAATAGCTTAATAAAATTAGACTTATTGGTTATTGACGAAATCGGATTGCAACGCAAAAACGATAATGAAATGCTTTTGCTTAATCAAATAGTTGACCAGCGAACAGGGCATTTAAAGCCAACTGGAATGCTAACGAACTTAAACTCGGAAGAATTAAGCGCCCTTTTAGGTGTTCGCATAATGAACCGAATGCAAGAAAACGGCGGTCAATGGGTCGCATTTAATTGGTCAAGCTTTAAAAAATAGAGGTAATTATGAAAATTTCAGAAAAAGATAAAAATATTGTTGCGGCGGTGATTGCTAGTCGCGGTGAAATAAAGGGTGAGGATTATGCCTTTGAGAGAGTAGCTGTTTGTATTAAGCCAGTTTGCGGCTATAACAGTGGAGAAGTGCTATTAGTGCATCACACGGCAAACCAGAGCATCTGGAAGTACATCTGCACAATAGAAGAATACAACCAGTGCATTGAAGATATGGAACTAGCTGGGTGGATGTGCAGTATATATAGAGATTACACTCATTATAAGGATATGTGTAAGAGGATCAGTATTTACACATCAAACAAAACACTATTAAAAAAGAATTGCATTTATGATAAGCCTTTGGTTTATACGCAAGATGATTATGATAATAATGTAATGCCGCCTATCGGATGCAAATTAAATGTAAAGAACAAGTCAGCTTTGTGGACAAATGTCACGCTTAAATTTTCTGGTAACGCTCATGTTATCATTGGATGTAATGATAAAGTGCTGGATCAATGTTTCCTTATTGGTGACGTACAGTTTTTGCCAACCAAAACACCAGAGCAGATAAAGCAAGATAAGATAGATTCTCAAATAAAAGACCTAGCTATAAAATATTCCGGACTTTTCGATGACCTTGATACATCTCCGTTGTCGTTTATAGCAGCGCTACAGAAAGATGGATACATAGTAGAGCCTAAATAGGAGTAAATAACATGGCAGTATCGAACGGAAATTCAAATACACCGGAAAGCGAAAAAGACTTAGGTCAAACCCCATGGTGGTTCATTCGCTCACTTGAAAACCTTTTGGGTAGAGAGTTAGACTTAGATGCTTGTTGCTTGGAAGCTACGGCAAAAGCGGATAAATTTATATCACTTGAGAATGGAGTGGATTGCTTTGTTGATGAGTGGATTGTTAATATAAATGGCAATAACCTTGCATGGTGCAACCCTCCATTTTCTAATATTGACCCCTTTATTGATCGCGCAATTCACCAGTGTAAAAAACACGGAACAGTAACGGCAATGATTATACCAAACAACCCCGAGGTTGCTTATCGCAGAAAATTAAAAGATGTTTGTGATACGTTTATTGAAATGCCTTTCCGCCTAAAGTTTTTGCGCCCTGATGGATGTAAATTTTTAGATGCAAAAGGCAATGAAAACAGCCCAAAGTTTAGTTGTGCGGTAGGCATTATCACGCCTTTGGGCTTGCAGTTCCCCTCTAGAGTCGTTGAGTATGATTTTAGAGCAGGGTTTTATGAAAAATAATCTACATTAATTAAGGAGCTTATTATGGATGATGAAGAGGTAAATCTAATAGAGGTCGCTATCGACCTTGTCATTGATTTAATTATTAGCAATAAAATAACAGGCGATAAAAAGCAAAAGGCGCTTGATGCAATCGATTTGTTAGCACAAGTTATTAAAAAATAAAACGCGGAAAGTCGAAATTAACAAGGCTAATCATGAAAATTGAAGTCATAAAACTTGCCGGTGGCGTGTTATGCGCCGCTAGCGATTTAGAGCTAGAAAAGCTAAATAAGTTTAAAACTAACGGGCAATACACAATTGAGATTAAGCGAGTTAGAAACCCTGATTTTCACAGGAAGGTATTTGCTTTTTTTAATTTCTGTTTTGAGCACTGGCGAGGGGATAATGAGTTTCAAAGCGAGTCAAAGCAGTTTGACGTATTTAGAAATCATTTAACCGTTTTGTCTGGTTTTTATGAATCGCTTTACAATATCAAAGGCGAGGTTAGAATCGAGGCTAAATCGCTTTCATTCTCTGCAATGTCACAAGAAGAGTTTGAAGAGTGCTATAATGCTTTAATTAGGGCGGCAATGAAGAATATTTTTAACAGTGCCGATGATAATACATACAATCAATTAAGGGGATTTTTCTAATGACGTTATTTCCATTTAACTTATTGAAACACAAGCACAATTGGCAAGACACTAATCAGAATCGTTGGGGGCCTGCTACAACGCAATCTTGCTCGTGTGGAGTGTCAAGAAAGGTGATTGCAAAGCCGGACTCTAAAAATATAGGGCGCAACTTCTTTTGGTTGCATAGTGATGGTACGCTAGAGAAAGACGAGAGAATTTTTAAGCACAACTAAAATATGGAGGATTTATGGCGAATAAAAGAAAGTGCCCGTTGTGTGGGAATTATAACCACGTAAAAGATGGAAAGATGATAAACAACAGGCTGTATTGCAACATGGAGCACGCGTTATTTTACGCAAGGAAAATGGCTCCAAAAGCAAAGGCCAAGGTATTGACTGAAAAAAGTAAAGAGGTTAGAAAAATAAGAAAGATATGCAAAGACAATGATCATAGGCATCAATTTAAATTAACAAAAGAAGTAATACAAAGATGGTGCTGCAAAGTTCGTGATGCTGACTTACCTTGCATTAGTTGCGGCAACACAAACCCATCAATTGTTTATGCTGGTGGTCATTATAAAACGGCTGGCGGACATCCGGAGTTAGCGCTAAACACTTTGAACATTCATAGGCAATGCAACGTAACCTGTAATAAATTTAAGTCTGGAAATATTGCAGGCGATAAGAACTCTATTGGTTATAGAAAAGGTCTTGTTGAAAGATACGATCAAGATTTTGTTGATAAGCTTGAGTCTTACCACGCACCAGCAAAATTAGCTTGTGATCAACTGCGAGAGCTTAGGGCTTATTATTCCAAGCTAACCAGAGATAACAATAAAAACGATGAAGATCGACCATTTTAATAAAATGAGGTACAATCAATATTATTTTACTAAAAAGGTCTATTAAATGGATATTTTAGAAAGTGGTGCCGTTAATGGCTAAATCAGAAACGACACCAATTAAAGTTTACTTTCCTAAGTCGCAGCATGACAAGCTTATGGAAGAAAAAAAGCAGTCTGGAAAATCTATTTCTAAAATAGTTAATGGTCTTATAGATAAAAACCTACCATCAAAGGGCGGTTCAAATGGCTAAAGACAAAGAAGAAAAAGATGCAAAGGTCAAAGTAAGGCGTGGCGCACCTGATAATCGAATGAAAACTCATTACAAGATTGATAAGGGAAGAACGGTAAAGCTAACGCTTGCCGAAAAATCTATTCTTGATTATTGGGTCGTAAATGACGTTTCAAAAACAAATGCTTGGTTAACTGTATTTGAAGAGATGGACAAGGCTTCTGCTTATGCTGGCCAATGGTTCAGGGCTGCCGATAGAATAGCCTATCTTCAATGGTACAAATCAAAACAAGCGGTAGTGGTTAAGGCTCAATTAAGTGATTTGGTAATAAGAATTGGCTTGATGTGTAAATTCACCGCAGCCGATACATTCAATCAGTACCAAGGCGCAATTAACGTTCACGACCTACCGGAAGAAGTTTTGGCAGTTGCAGAGGTTGAGCATAAATACGCACCTAATGGAGCGTGCATTGAAACAAAGCTAAAAATGCCTTCAATGTCTGTGATCATGACTTCAATCGCCAAGCTTGCTGAAGTTGACCCAACACTTGCCGAAATATTTAGAACTCAATTGCAAGCAAGCAAGCCAACACTAAACCGAAGCAAACCCAAAACGATAGAAAGTAAGGCTGATGATGCTTGATAATATAGTTATTGATTATACTAAGGTAGAACATAAAGTTGACCCTGCGGTTCTTCCTCATAGGTACGAGCCATACATGCACCAAAATGAATTGGTTGATACTTTCTTTGACATGCTCGAAGGTGAAAATGAATTAAAGAGATTTGGCCTTGAGTGGCACCGCCGCGCCGGTAAGGATATGACTTTCTGGCAATTAGTTGTAGCTGCTGCTATTTCAGAAGCTGGCGATTATGCCTACATGCTACCAACCAACAAGCAAGCTATGAAGGTAATTTGGAATAGTAACGTAAATGACAAGGAGCAAGAACCTTGTAAGTTTTTTGACTTCATACCCACATTGTATTTATCCGATACGAACAAGGGCGAGCAAAGGGTTGAATTAACAAACGGTAGTAATATTTATATTATCGGCTCTGATAACTACGATTCAAATGTTGGCATGAATGTAAAGGGGGTTGTCTATTCTGAGTGGTCATTGTGCGACCCAAGAGCACACGCCTTTTTTGAGCCTATGCTATTAAAGCACGCAGCAGAAAACTCAAAAACAGGATGGGCTTTGTTTTGCTGGACACCGCGTGGTAAAAATCACGCATACGACACAAGGAATAACGCACTAAAAGAAATAAATAAAAATTATTGGTATTTTAGTTCGTTAGACATAACCAAGACATTTAAGGTTGATGGAACGCCGCTAATAACAAGGGAAGCAATAGATAAAGCAATTGAAGGTGGAGCCGACCCCGATTTAGTTCAGCAGGAATATTATTTAGATTATGCCGCAGCCGTTAAAGGTGTTGTATTTGCACAAGCAATGAAAAGATCACATGCAGAAGGTCGCGTTGTTGATATGTTTTCGCCTGACTCTGAATACAAGTTCGACCCTAAATTGCCAGTTATGTTCTTCTTTGATATTGGTATGGGTGACGCTACAAGTTTATGGGCTATTCAAAAGCCACGCGACCCGAAAGATAAAAATCTTTATGCCATAGATTACTATGAAAGTAATCGTGTAAAAGGCGGTGGCATGGAGCACTATGTTGAATACATAAACGGATTAAAAGAGCAATTAGGCTTTAAGTTCATAAGTACAATCTATTTACCTCATGATGGTAAGGTTCATGAATGGGGTAGTGGAGAGACAAGGGTTGCATCATTAACTAAACATTTCCCAAGAGTGAAAACAATCGAGAGAATAAGCCGAGTTGAGAACGGAATCTATCAAACACAATCTATCTTTCACAGGGTTATATTTGATGTAAATCGCTGCAAACAAGGTATAATATGTTTAGAGAACTATAAGTATAAAATGGCTAATGGAGTTCCTAATGGGTTTGTTCATGATGAATATTCACATGGAGCGGATTCATTTAGACAGATGGGACAGCTTTACGGAGTTTTACCAGATGAAGCAAGAGACGCATTAGCCGATGAACTTAGCAACTCAATGAATGAGGGGATAGCCGATGATTACGAAACTTTCAACCCACTTAAGCGTTAAGGCAGGAATAGAGCAAACCTTTGTTGTATTCACTAACTCTAATCACTGGCTATTCAATGCAGTATTTAAAAAAGGATTTAATCATTGCTATGTTATTAAGTGGGATGGTTATCAATTCATTCTAATAGACCAAAACCGCACAGGGTTAACTATCAAAACAATGGAAGAGTACAGAGGGCTAATACTAGGAAAGTCTAATTACTTATTCCCCTACCTAGAGCAAGATAAATCAGTATCAAATGTAATAAGCGTAAACAAAGCTCATATTGGCCAATTATATAATAAATCCCGTAGTAACTTCATAGTGTCATTAATACGTCCTAATTCATGCGTAGAGTGTGTTAAATCTGTATTAGGTATGAATACTATCTGTTACTTAACGCCATATAGCTTGTATAATAAATTGATTAGATTAAAATAGATTAAAAATCAGGCAATAAAAAAGAATTCAATTAAAGCTAAGTTATTGATTATTAAATAAGATGATTAAGATTAGGTTTAGTTTGATGATATACACATGAAGATTATTCTGTATTATTCGGATTTGTTGCCGTAAATTCAAGATAAAAGACTTTAATAGTGGGGTATAAATTATGGGTGTAGGTTTGGCTGTTGCCTCTGCTGCAAGTGCTGCATATGGCGCGTATCAATCAAAGAAATCTGCTGATGCAAGCAAGGATGCTTACAAAGAAGAGCAAGCTGAATTAGATGAAGCACAGGCGTTGGCTGACAAATCGGCTGCTGCGGCTTTATTTGCTCAGGGTGGTGGAGCATCATCACAATCAATTAGTGGTCGTTCGGTTTATTCTAGTTTATTAGGTGGTTCTTAATGGAAGATGTAAAAGCAAAGGGCTTTTTAAAGCGATTTAATACAGCTAAAGCGGTTCGTGATGAGTGGGAATCTTTATTGCGTGAAACTTATGATTTGTTCCTACCTGACAGACAAGGCTTTGATTGTGGTCAACGAGGTAAATCAAATAACATTGATCTTTATACTGATGAAGGAGTCAGAGCCTTATCTAAGTTTGCAAACAACATTAAGACTAAGTTAATGCCTTCTGGCCAGCGTTGGGCTAAGTTAGAGCCAAGCGGTAACTTTAAAGTGGACATGCTACGCGGTAGTATCTCGAAAGAAGAAGAGGAAAAGGTTCAGCAAGGATTGGATATAGACACGGAAGTGTTATTTTATCATTTGTGGTCTAGTAATTTTGACCAAGCTGTAAACGAGTCTATGCAAGATATGGCTGTTTCTGTTGGTGCCTTTATGATTCAGGACACAGGGCGTGAGGATGCGCCTTTAAACTTTGTTTCCGTGCCTGCTGACCAATTAGCTATTGAAGAAGCTGGAGATGGTGTTATCCGTTCAGCATGGAGAGAATGGATTATTAAAGCCCGTGAAATCGATGGTATGTGGCAAGAACGTGAGGCTGATGACAAATTAGACAAGTTAATTACTGATAAGCCAGAAAGTGACGTTAAAGTTATCGAGGGGACTATTTACAATCCTAGTGATGATAATTACACGTACAGCGTTTACATTTCGCAGTCAGAAAAAAAGATTGTCTTTTCTACGGATTACGAAGTTTCGCCTTGGGTTATTTTTCGTTGGTCTAAATCACCACAAGAAACTTGGGGTCGTGGTGCTGCAATGAACTGCAAGCACACAATGGCCATGTTTAATCAAGAAGAGAAGGATGTTGCAAGCGCAAGAGCAAAAGAGATTGACCCGGTAGCGGTAATTGATACAAGTGCAATTGTTAACCCTCATAAGGTATCTTTCAATGCAGGGGCTAGAATACTTAAGAGCCCTGATTGGAATGGTAGCGCAGCACAATCAAAGGCGGTTGAGCTGTTAACCTCTGGCACAAACTTCCAAGTAGCGCAAAACTCAAGAGAGAATTATAAGTCAGCACTTAAAGAGGCGTTTTACTTGCTTGATTTGCCACCCATGGATGCTGGGGCTAAGACTGCAACTGAGTACCAAGTGCGAGTTAATGAGGCTTTGGAGCAAAAGAATGCAGCGTTTACTCGGCTAAACAAAGAACTGATAGAGCAAACTATATCCCGAGTTTATTATATTCTTAGTAGATACAACATCGTTACGCCTTACAAATCAAACGGAAAAGTGATGGGTGTTAAATCAACCGCTCCACTTGCTGGCTATCAAGATGCTAAAGATATCGAAACGGTACAGAAGTTTATTTCTGATACTATCGCTATATTTGGTGATGAATTAGGCGCTGAGATTGTCAGGAAAGAAATTGATATCGACAAATACGGTGATTATGTGGCTGATAGAATGAGCATTCCTATTGATATTAGGCTTACAGTTGAGAAGAAAAAAGAGATAGATCAACAAGTCAAAGATGAAAAGGAGGCTCAACAGCAAGCATTATTGGCTGAGCAGGCAGTAAATCAACCACCAGCACCACAAGTTCAACCTGAATTGTAGGGTTTATTTTTGAGATTAATAGATGTACAATAGATTTTGTCAAGTAAGTTTTAATCAAATAAAAGAGGTATTACAATGAGCATTTTATTCATGAACATTAGATATGGTGTAAATTATTTTCAGTGCGAAGCGTGGTTTAAGAACGCCATCGTAACTAAAAACAACGCACACAAAAACAATAAGAAAAAGTTTCAAGTTTACACTTTATTTGGCCATTCCTTTTAGGGTTTATATGTCAATCAGCAACGAAGACTTGAAAAAAGCAATCTATTCCATGTTTGAAACAAAACAAGGTAAGATTGTTTTAGATGCTTTAAACGAAAAGCTAAAAGAGCCAAGCTATACAATAGGTGAACCTTCAGAGGCTGCAATCTATCGTGAAGGTAGCAGAAGAACTCTAGCATGGTTAATTGAATCGCATGAAGAAGTTAAAAAAGGACAATAAAAATGTCACTAGAAAATAAAGAAGTAGAAGTAGTCAAGCAAACAACCGAAACACAAGAGCAATCTAATGTTTCTGATTTACTTAATGGTGAAGTTGAAGAGGAATCAACGCAAGAAGAGCAATCTAAGCCTGAACAAGAAGAGCAAGCTGATCGCCCTGATTGGCTGCCTGAGAAATTCAAAGACCCTCAGTCAATGGCTGAATCTTATAAAAGCCTTGAAAGTAAATTTGGTGCATTCACTGGCGCACCAGAAGAAGGTTATAGCGAAGAATCATTGAAAGACCTTGGTGATATGACTTGGTTTAAAGAAGGTGAAGCAGGATTAGACTCATTTAAGGCACTTGCTGCTAATATGGGAGTTAGTCAAGAGGGATTTGATAAGCTAATGACTGCCTATGTTGCCTCTGAATCTGAACGAGCAGGCAATATATTTAAAGAAAAGATTGCAACTATTCATGAATCATTTGGAGGTGAACAAGCCACTAAAAAAGCATTCGCAGCCATTAATTCTCGCACCAAGTCAGTATTAGGTGAAGAAGGCTCGGCAATGCTTAAAGACGCTTTAGATGGTGGAAATACAAGCTCTGTAAGTGTTATTAAATTAATCAACGGCATTTTAGATGCAAAACAAGGAAAAGAATTTAAACAGCCTACAAAGGCAAGTGACCAGTCAGCCGTAACAGAAGCAAGCTTGCAGGAATTAATGAACGACCCTAAATACAAAACAGACCGCGAATACCAAAAGCAAGTAGCGGCTAAGTTCAGAGAGTTTTACGATAAATAATATTTCTCTTGATTGATGGATAACTACTTGTAGCCCAAACATCAAGAACAACGGGAAGCTGAGCAAGCGACCCAAAAGAACCCTTAAAAGGACAATTCTTTTATTTGCTCAACAAGTTAACGGCTCTAAACAATCAAGAGATAAAGAGCTCAATTTATTAATTAATATAAGGATTACTACCATGCATGACGTATCAGCAAGTGTTGTTAAACTATTTGATTCAGAAGTTAAGCAACAATATCAAGAGGTGGGCGGTAAAATTCGTCCTCATATTTACACTAAAACTGGAGTGGTTGGCCTAAAAGTTGGAATGCCTGTTTATGGCATGGGCTTTGCCAAAGACGCACCAACAGGCGGAAAAGACGTTGAAACTATGGGTTCATCTACTACGGAAGTAGAAATTACCCTAGATAAAAAACAAGCATCTGAATATTCAAACATTTTTGAAGAAGATGAAATCAACTTTGATGATCGAAATGAATTGGCAATGGTTATTGCTAAAGCATTAGGCCGAACAGAAGATCAATCTGTTTTAGATGCATTAACCGGTTACACTTTCCCAACTGCAAATGTAATTGCTGTTGACTTTGAAGAATCAGGTATTGAGACAAGCTTGACAGTCTCTAAAGTAATTGAGGCGTCTGTATTGATGGAAGATGCAGGTGTAGACGAAGAAGGTCGATTCTTTGTTGCTCCGGCTAAAGCAATGCGCGGCTTGATGAATGATGTTAAAGCTACTAGCAATGACTTCACAGGTGAAAATGCACTGGTTAACGGTCGTATTAACTACTACTGTGGCTTTAAGTTCATCTGGATTGGTGATACTACTGACGTTGCAACAGGTGATTTATATGGTTGTGATAACAACGGTAAAACTAGCCGTTCTTGTTACGCTTTCCACAAGCAAGCTGTGGGTATGGCAGTTGGCAACTTAGATAAAGGCTCTAAGATTGATTACGTTGCACAAAAAACATCGTACTTGGTTTTATCTCCTTTGCGTGTTGGCGCCGCTGTTCGCGATGCTACTGGCATTATCCAAGTAAAAATTAATACCGCTGGGCCTGTTGAAGCAATCGAAGAGGCAAAAACTTCAAAATCTTAAGTTTTAATGTTGTTCAATAAGGGGCTAGCGCAATGCTCGCCCCTTTTTTCTAAGGCGGTAACATGGCAGAATCAAAAGTTTCAATAATTAGCAAAGCAGCCATAAAGCTGGGTGAAAGCCCTGTTTCTGGTGATGATGGATCAAGCGCTTGGGAGATTGGCGATTCAGTTTATAGTGATTGCTATGAGTCTTTGCTTGCCTACAGAGAATGGACTTTTGCACGAAACAAGCAATATTTTGCAAAGCTAAGTAAAGATAGCGTTGCAGATTACAAGTATGTTTATCAAATCCCTAACAACGTTTTAACTGTTATCGACCTAAACGAGCTGACAACTTATGAAATTATTCAAGGTGAATTGCACACTGACATTGATAATCCTTTGGTGTCTTGCATAATCAAGCCTGATGAATCAAAACTCCCTGCTCCATTTGTTAAAGCCTTGGTAATGGTTGTAGCGGCTGAAATGTGCTATCCACTAACTGATAATTCAACACGAGAAGATAAATTAACCAGGCAGTCCGTAGGTTTAATCAAGCAAGCAGTTGCCATGGACTTATCACAAGAGCCTTTATCATCATT